TGTATGTGCCAGTGCCAGTCGTGGTTGTTGTTTCTTTGACACGATCTTTGAGCACCAGTGCCATTACTTCAACTCAATAGTCAGATTGTTTGTGTTTATCCGAAAGATGTCACCAGTGGCTATCGTCTTACTAGCATCCAAGGCTCCAACAAATAGTATGTTACCAGAACTAGCAGCATCGACAATGAATGCATGTGTCACTGTGTTTGTTGTTCCAGTGGAAGCTGGAAACTCTATATTTGCTGCATTCTTGATAGTTTGCTGATCAGCAGAAGAAGAAGCTAAGGTCCAGTTTGCTGCTGTAACTTGCTGTCGAGCATAAGAACCAAAGGTTGCCTCTGTAACTGAGCCTGCCTCTGCGTCAGATACAGCGGTCGCCAAACCAACGTAGATACTGTCTCCGGGGGTCGAAAAAGACCCCGCGTTGTTTTTGAAGATAAAGCTTAGTAGCTTATTCTCCAAGTAGGTGGTTGCTGCGTTTGCGGTTGCCATCTTATTTTACTCCTAGTTAAGTGCGTGGCCTATCAGGTAGACCTCTCCTGTAGGCATCGCTATTCTCTCTAGCTTCAGCCAAATCTTTTAGTCTTTGCATTTCTTGTGCAAACCTTTGCTCATATAGCTGCATCATGTCTGCTTCGCCCTTCATGTAAGTATACGCCTCGACAAGTGAGCCGTAAAGAAGGACGTTTGGAGCGTTAGTGCTCAACCAAGTTGTACCACTGTCGGCTCCTGCTGTTAAGCTGGTTGGGCGATAATAATAATGTAATTCAACATTGTAAGCCACATCAGGGGTAGGGCTAAGAATAAAATTATTTACATCAAATACACCGTAGTATTTAGGTGTGCCGTTAGCATTAGTGTCAATAGCGTATTGCTGAACAAAATTTACATCCTTGAAGTCAATAAAATTCTTGTAGTTAGCATCTGTTATCTGAAGGGAGAAAGATGCTAGATAGTCGCTAGGAAGAGTTAAAAACTCATCACCAATTGACAACTGAGCATTTGCATTTTTACGAAATAGTTCAAGATCTACGAGTGTGAATACACGATCTTCTGCACTTCGTATGAACACAGGAAGATTTGTCACGAAAGATGTTTCCGTATTTTCTGCGAAATCCTGAATAGCTGTTTTTAACTCTGCATATGTAAAAGACATTTTATGTTCACTATACTATTGTTATATTTCCAACCATGCTGCTATGAGTCGTGCACTGATACACTAAAGATGTATCACTAGGCTCGTGAGGGACAATAAATTGAGTTAACCCCTGAGTACTATTGAAGTTGTTTGTAACACCCGTTGTAAAAGCCGACCCGCCAGAAGATGTTCTTATCTGTAACGGATGACCGCTAACATATGCCGAGTTATCTATTAGATAAGTGTGCCCTTTGTAAAAAGTAAAATTAGGGTTGTTCCCAGCAGTAGCACCCGGTCCAGAAAATTGATAAGCAGATCCTGTTGCCGCAGTCGTTGTGTATTTAGTCACTGGGCCACTGGTTTCGTCGTTCAATCTAAGCCAGTTGCCACCATGAGCAAAGTAAAGACCACCTGTTGCGTGAACGTGTGCTACAGCCCCATGATATGTTGATGCACTAGGTAAATCGCTAAGAGCAGCATAGTAAAACACTATTTTATTAGCGCCGGAGCTAACGTCTAAAAGACCGTTTGCATCTATAATGTCTGTTAAGACATTGGAACTATTGCCTAACGCTGCATAAATCTCATCGAAGTTATCGTTTATTTTGTCCGCACCAACACGAAGACTATCTCCAGTGCCGTCATTCGCCGTTGTCCCGATTCCTACTGCCTGCTTTGCCATTTAACCCTCGTCGAAAGTCTTATTTGTTGAGTCGAGTGTAACATTTGTTGCGTCAAAGGTCGATGCGGCTGTAGATGACGCTGTCCCGGGTGCAACGGTTATGTTAAGTCCGCCCCCTCTTAAACCACCAACAGATGCTGTGCCAACCGCAGTTATCGTGTAAGAATTGGAGTCTACAACAGTAATTGAATATCCTGCGGTCCTTTGTAGATTAGAAGAGGTAAACCCGTCAAATGCATTTACCTTGCGAAAAATAACAACGTCTGATGTGCTGCGATTATGAGAAGGCTCAAACACAGTTATGACTGAAGATCCAGTCGTTCCTGATTGAAAAGGATTGGGGGTTAGAAGAAGTCTTTGACCTTCTGTCTCAGTCCGTTGATCTGGTCTTGGCTGATACAAAGCTTGCGGGTCAGAACCCGGACGAATAGGTTCTAACTGAGGGTGCTTTGCCTCATATTCATCCGGGCCTACCTTTGAGCCGTTCCACTCAGTGACCATTTCAGCCAGACGATACCGAAACCCGGATCTGTCTGAATAGCCCCAAGCCTTTTTACCTGAAGCATATCGTGCCATCAGTTGACCCTCAGATACTGCATACTAGGTTGAATCTTGAGAGGCACACGATCTTCGTCTTCTGCCGCTGCACGTTGAAACTCTTCTTCATAAATAGACTTCAACAATTGCACACGATCTGGCGCTTTCTTCACAGATAGGTAATAGGCTAAACCAGCTACCATACAAGGTAAAAACCTGAAAGGTGCATCTCCAGTGTTTACCAGCGTATCAACATCTTCGATACGCTTTACATAATAATACACTAAAGTATCGGTAGAGTTTTCTGGTGTCGCCCACAGTGTAATCTGAGGAGTTATTTGACGATCATAGTAGTACTGACTAGGCCGTCCCTGTGTTGTTTTATTTGGTAGGGCTAGATACTCTGATCTAGACATACGAGTGAGTTCAGTATCAACTCCACTACGACGCACAACAACTTCAAGTAAATCTGTAAAATTAGAGTTAAATGTGTATGTCGCAGTGCCCTGTGTCAAAGCTTGAGTAGCTTGTTTGACAGTCCACAGGTTGAGACCACGGTTAGCCCAGTCAGCGAACATCAAGTTCATTGATCTACGCGCTGATTTAGCATCGTAAGCGGTACGAACCTCAAGGCCGCACCGCTCATATGCCTCTTCGATAATCTCAGCTACGTCGAGATCAAAGTCTGTAGATCCTGAAGTCGCCATTTACTTTTTCACTGCCTTGCCTTTTTTAGCCATGACGGGTTTTTTCATCGCACCGCCACCACGCATACGCTTCATGGGAGCTTTCATTGCACCGCCACCCATCATTTTTTTAGCCATGACTTTACCGCCACGCATACGCTTCATTGCTTTTTTCTTAGCTCCGGGCATCTTCCCGTCTCCTTCTTCGGTTGAGTATCAAGTTAATGTAGTCTTCCTTATCATAGGTCTTATAATAACCCGTCTTCTCTAGTATTCTACTGGCATCGTCAAGTTCTGACAATCTTTGTATAAACACCATTGTGAAGTCTGTTTGAAAAGCTAGAAGCCATAAATCTTTTTTGTTTGCGGCGAACCACTCATTCATAGCTACACAAGCGGCTTCTACTTCTTCGTATGTCTGACTAGGCTCCTCTTCTAAACATATTATAACGGAATGCTTCTTCTTAAACTTCTTGCATTTTTTGGCTACAGTACGCCACAAGTCCTCTTTGTCTGTGCACTCAACAACTAACAGCTTGCCTTCCTTCAGGGCCTTCCTCGCAAAAGGACAAGGTGCATATCCTACATCTGGGTCAATCACACTTAAATCGTTGTAAACCCACTCCTCTATGAGTTTACGCAACTTACTTTCCTCTTCTTGACACGCCCATTGCACCAGCCTCTAATTTACGAGGAGAGCACATAAACTTACCTTTCTTTGCTTTTACAATCTTGTCACCCTTTTTCTTCAGAACACCACGCTCTACAAGCAAATCTTTTTGTGTGTAAACACCGTCTCCAGTAACATCTTTGCGACTCATTTTTTCTTCCTTCTCACTGCTTTAACACGTCTCGGCTTACCCGCTGGCTGACCTAGACGTTTCTTCTGCGCTATTCTACTACGCTTTTCGGCGGCTGTCATTTCGCTCCCTGTTTTGGGAGTTTTAGAACTAATGCGTTTGGAGGGGCGGCAATATGGAGTACCCCGTTTTTCACCCTTGCGACGCCCACACGGCTTCCCCGTGCGTTGATCCTTCCAGTCTTCTTTGAACCACCTCTTGAGCGCCAACCCACTTTTTGTTTTCCTTACCGCCATGCTTTTTCCAAACTTACAAAACCACCGTAAATAATAAAACAAACAAACCAAAAGTCATTAATATAACAGCGCCGATCAAAACAACTTGCTGCATAGTTTCTTCAAATTCTTTCGCCTCTTGCAGCTTTTTACGACGTTCAGCAGCAGCCTGTTCCTTTGCCTGTTGTATACGTCTTGCTCTTTCATCTACAATACTTTGCCAAGTTCCCGGGCCAAATCGTAAATCAACAAGTGTACGCATCTCCTGAACTTTTTCTTGAGCTAGTCTAGCGTCTATTACTTCTTGAGCAACAGTGTTTATCCCAAACTGATCCCCAAGACTAATCCCAGATTTTTTTGCACGTTGCTCCTGTACTTGCTTTTCGCCTGTCAATAGATTGTCTATCTGACTCGCTATTGCACCTAGATCCTTGGCTGTATTTATATTCTCCTTTATGAACTTGACAGATTGCTGGACCAAAGCGATCCCCGTCAGCACCTCTGCCACAACCATTTTTCTCTCCCTATCGTGGCTTTAGCCTTATACAGCCACTGTCAATATATCGTTGTTGTTTTGTATTTATATGTTCCGCCTTTGGCTTTCTTCTTTTTTCCACCTGTACCGTAGTTTGCGGCTCCAACTTTTCTACACTTTGCGATGGCACCGCTTGCGTACGCCGACGGGAAGACTTTATAACGTCGTTTAACTTTGTGATAGCATGCATCTTTAGGCATTCCTTTGTTTCCTTCTTGGACGTTTTGTTACTTTTCTTTTGTTACTCTGAACGACCCCACATCCCCTAGCTATATTAGGATTGTTGGTCGGTCTCTTCCTAGCGAACTTGCGTTTCTGCGGTGGTTTGGATATTTGGTTTGCGAGTGACCCACGCGAGATTGCCATTCTTTTTCTCCATAAAATCTCCCCACAACACAGACAGTATTTTGTGGTTTTCTTCTACCTTAACAGCAATAACTGCTGTCTCTGTTTTTAGCTCGACAACAGTCAGAGCTATCCAACCCAAAAAAGCCAATGCTGCGCCACCAATAAGACTGTTGATGTTTAACATTTCCATCTCCGCCGTGCAGCGCAAATGCGCTTTTTAGGTGTTTTGCTACAATTGATGTTGTGCATCTTCATCTGACCTTTTGAACGGCTACAGTATGAAGCACGACGCTTGGCAGCTTTTGACCCTTTCTTGACTTTGCCAGTGACAGCGGTCTTGAGCTTAGACCCGGGGTTGGCACGACGGTATGCCGCCACGCCAGCCTTGGTCATCCCCGCTCCAGATTCAGTGGAGCGGAAATTCTTCTTGTTGCGCTTTGGCATTTTTGATGGCTTTCTAGCCATTAGCCAAAGAACCCTGTGAGCGAGTCAATGTTTGTAAGTGTCACATGACACTCATCATCAAAGATCATGCCGTGATCAGGAATGGTAATTTGATTGTCATCAGATGTATGAAACACCATTGACAACTGAGTAGCTCCACCACTGCCATTTTTAAACACAACCGCAGGAGAGCCGCTTCCAGCCGTCTTTACATAGAAAGCTTTTAGCCTAGCTCTACCACCCAGTAGCGTTCCCGTAGACGTAACTGTTTTTGCCGTAATAGAAGCAGCCATGTCGGTCTCCTATTACTGAACGCTGTTGTTAGCCATCACATAAGTAAGGATGCCTGTAAATGTTCCACCAGTAGCAGCGGAAGAACCAACTTTGCCTGTTACGGTAGCGTCAGCGGCAAGACCACCAGCTACAGCCAGTGCACCATCAGCACCTTTTAATGTGCCTGCGGTATCCGCGTCTACTTCATTAAAGAAGCCGTCATCATCAGCGGATGTGCCAATGTCAACTGTTGGGTTTGTTCCGCCAGTTGCGCCGCCAATTGTCATAATTGAAATTGGAATGGCACCAGCGGGTAAAACCAATGTCTGACCAGAGGTTGCGGAAGTTCCAACGCGAACATTCGTTGCAGAGGATTCAGTTGGATCGAAAGAAATCTGCACACTTTGTGTTACAGGGGTAGGGGTGTGAGTGCCCTTGATGCCGCCGCCATACGAGCGGACTACACCTTGAAAGGTAGTATTAGCCATTTAGATCTCCTGTCTTGGCTAGTGTCAACCGCCCCATGCGGTTGTCAGGAATGCTGTATTATACATAAAAAAAGGGCGACTGAATAGCCGCCCTTTGATTTTATTGTGCCCAATCTTAGGCTCCGGGTGAACCGAAGATACAACGTGGGTCTGAGAAGCCGAAGCTGTAACGCTCACGAGCCTTATAACGCATGTTACCAGTGTCGAAATCTGGGTCCATTGCAGTTGTAAGAGCAGCACGTTCAAAGTGCTTGAGTCCGTTAGGTGCATCGGTCTTGATGAAGAATGCATCTGTGTCGGTCAAATAGTCGTTGACTACATAACCTTGAGGTAACATGCCCATTGACTTGAGCGCATTCACATCGTTGTCGGCTGTACCTACCCGTAGGTTTGATACAAGCAAACGCTCTGCAATAAATTGCAGTTGACGTGGAATGATCAGCTTCACACCGCGAAGCGCGATGATAAGGCCACGCTCATCAACGAAACCAGCGATGCTGATTAGAGCGTCTTCCAAAGAAGTTTCGTTCAAGTCAGCAGCAGTGGATGGCTCGTTAGCGAAAGTGCCACCTGATGTCAGCGGGTGTGACGCATCACAAAGAGCAACACCGTCACCACCAGCATTTGCGCCAGCGGAGAATGCGTTGTTCAAGATTGATGCAGCTTTTACCTGCTTTGTGTGTGCCATAGAACGTGCGAGTGCACGAGTATAGCGAGATGCTAGACGATCATAAAGATTGTCTTCGACAGCTTCTTCAGTAATGGAGAAAGCCATAGCCACTGTCTCGTGGTTGTAACGAGCAGTGTATGCTTCTTGTGCATCGTCGAAAGATACACCTGAACCTTCACCTTTTACTGGAGCCGCGCCGAATCCTGACAACATTACCTCTTCTTCAAACGCCCGATCTGATGTCTCGGTGTCAAAGATTTCAGCATGCTGACCTTCATAGCGATCATATTCCATACCAAAGAGAGCGTTTAGACCCGGCTCTAATTCTTTGGCGAGTTGTGCTCTAGAAATAGCCATTATCTACACTCCCTTATGATGCCGTTGCATCGGCGTCAGAGCCGAGCAAAGCGTGGTTATTGATCTTAACGATGTAAGCCACACCAGCAGCAGAGTGATCTGAATTTTCAACATCCTCGTGGATTCCAAGAATCATCAGGGGATTTGAAGTATCCGTATCTTCTGCTGTTGAAATATCTAACTTTGTCGTTGAGATACCCGTGGTGGTATTACCAGAAGCACCATCTGCAAGAGTTGCTGTCTTGAAGATGTCCACCTTTGCAGTCGCACGATCTGTGTTTGATCCATCTGCTGCAATGATAAATCTTTGCATTGGATTGTCGTACACAAATCCGACTATATCAAAGTTGGTGTTTGCGCTTCCTGAACCGGGCCAAGTGTTTGAAAACTTTTTCTTGCCCGTGGTAGCATCTACATATTCACAGCCAGCAAACACACCTACATGCTGAACGCCATCGGCGGCAGCAGTGGTGATTTGGATTGTTCCGCCAGTAAGCTCCGCTTTAACCAGAGAACCTTGGAAAATCGCACTTGCATCGCTAGCTATGAAGTATGCATTCGTACCTTGAGTAGCTGGTGTGCTACCAAAGGTATTAATCGGCTTGAGGCCGAAGGCAACATTTACGTTTGCCATTACTTACTCCTTAACGGTTATGGGGACTAATCTTTGCCCCCGAATGATACACGACTTTGCCTATCATTATGGATAGGCATTGAGGGATGTTGTTCCCTCATCAGGTTATCGTCAACGGCCTTCATCTGGTTGCGGGTCTGCTCCCGGTAATATTCAGTTCTCTCTTCAACCGTTTCTTCTGGAATCCGTGCAAGCATTAAACCGCCTACACCAATGACTCCACTGTATTTACCCTCATCGATAGTTGGAAATTGATCTTCCAGATCCGGGTATTCGTCAGCCCGTACTGGCTCCCAACCTTCCCGAAGTTTTGCTGATACATTTGTGCGATCATCTTCACCGCGTATTGAGGTGCGGATCCAACGATGCTGGTAACCTGCTGGAGCTTCGGGTGCTGCCAACTTTGATGGTGGTGTCCACGGCTTGCGCCGTGTAGTTTTTGCGCGTGATTTTGATTCGCGTGTAGTTCTATCAGTCATAATTTAGTCCTTTACATACTTTGCATATTCTTCAAGCGGAACATTCAGACGTTTCGCAATTGCAATTTGCGACGGAGTCAATTTGACTGTTCTGCGCTTCTTTGGTGATGACGACTTAGAAGCCGTGGACTCAGCAGAAGCGACTCTGGGTCCTGTATCACGAACCTTTTCCTTGAACTTGTGAGGAAACTCGGTTCGTATTCTACGATCAAGTTCATTATAGTACTCATCGGACGATGGGTCAAATCCTTCATCCTCAATTAATTGCCTATGTAAGCCAAAAGCAGCATATGTCATTGGTTGATCTGATCCAAACCACTCATTTTTAGTCGCCCAAGCCTCTGCTTTGGGGTCCGGTGCAGCTTGTTGCTGCGGTTGTGGTTGTGGAGCGGGTGCTGGTGCTTGTGCTGGAGCAGCCTCTTTTGTCTCTTGTACCGACTTTGACTCTTCCAGCTTTGCTTGATCAAGAGCTAACCTGCTTAAATTTTTCTGTGCCTCAAACATGGCTTCGGCATCGCCATCGTCGTAAGCTTTTTGATACGCCTGCTTGGCGGATTCAATCTGCGACTCAACACGACTACCAAACTCACCTTGATAAGACTTACCTAGATTATCGAGTTTGTTTTTTAATTCTTCGTTTTGTTTTTTAACGGCTTCTGCATATTCTACCGCTGCCTGACGCTGTCGCTCTTCTTCACGATACTTACCTGTAAGAGTTCTAATACGACGTTGCACTGACTCCGAATATTGAGCTAACTCATCTTCGTTATCATTCTTTGGCGCTTCGGCTTCTGTCTCTTCTTGTGACTCGGCTTCTGCTTTTTGCTCATCTACTTCAGGTTCAGCTTCAGCTTCAGCCTCGACCACTTCTATTTCTTCCAATTCTAACTCTTGTTGCTTCTCTGCTACATCAGGCATACTATACTCCGTATGTCTTTATATCATCGGGATCGATGATGGTTGCAATGACTTCGTCATCGTTGATAATACGAACCTCGCCACCTTCTATGTTGAAGCGAGATCCAGCGTAGCGTCCTATACACACCCAATCACCTTCCTTACACCACGGCTCACAATCGTCGCCGAACTTATTAGGATCTTGATAGGCTAACGGACCAACCTTTACGACATAAGCTACGGTTGTCGCACGGGATTCTTTTTCACGAGCGGCATCTGGTATGTACACGCCGCCGTCTGTTTTTTCTTTACCCATATAGGGCATAACAAGAATGCGCCAACCTGTTGGCTGCGGTACTCGTTCTTTTATTGATTTTGATTTTGCAGCTTCTTCGGCTTGTTTTTTTGCACGTTGCTGCTCAAGGATGTAGTCAGGTACTATCAGAGTCTTCGTCATAGTTAGCCTTTTGTAGCAGGGATCTAAGTTCATCAAGAGCAAAGGCAACACCCTGTATTTCGCCAACTCTTGCTTTATAGTCTTCGTAACTACGGGCACTGCCGCTAGTCACCGATACACTAAGCTCTTCTATCCTAGTATTCAAGAGCTTTTGGTACTTTTTCAAAAAATCAAGTACGTCCATAAATTATTTTAATCCTGTGGTGCAAATCCTAATGGGTTAGTTCCGCCTTTATACGGCATAGATTCTATTAAATCAGCGTAAAAATCTTGATTCTGCTGTGATTGCTGGATGGCTTGCATATTTTGATCAAACTTACTCATGCCCGGAACTGGATTTTCTGGGGTAGCCTCACTAAAATAGTCTGCTATACCTTTACTCTTGTTTACGTTTAAACTTACATTTGGTCTTGTTGCTACATTAGGCGTGAACTGTGATTTAGCGTCTTCAAATCCCTGTACAGGAGCCTGCTGAGTGACTGATTGTACTTGTGCAGGAGCCGAAGGTTTGCCTGAAAAATAGTCTGATATCGCGTTAGCTGCTGACGCTGCTTTTGCTGCCGCTTGTGTTGGATCAACACCACCAGTAAGAGCACTAGCAACTTTACCTGCGATAGACTGAGGACCGCGTGGATTATTAGGATCAAAATTTTCAAAGCCCGGTAGTCCCGGTATGCCGTATTCTTGCGTTCCCATTTGGGACACTGCCAAGCCAACAGGACCACCCAGAGTCCCGATTCCGAAACGAGCAGCCATATCAAGTGGTGATTGCTCGGCATACTGGCTCATCACTTTTCCAAACATGGTGTCGTAGCCAGCTTTTTGAACACCCGGACGTAGCTTGCCTTTTTCAGCCGTCGGAAAGGCCGGGTTGTAACCTATTTGACCGGGAATGTTTTGTGGATTGGCAAACTTTGAAAACTGATTATTGGCGATGGCTTGACGGGTAGCCAAAGACATGTTGTCTGCATAACTAATGTTTTTTGGATCAATCCCAAAAACGCGACTAAAGAAGCCATTCTTACCATATGGGTTTGTTTCTGTTATACCATGTGCAGTATTGTACGCATCTTGCGCTACAAAACCGTACTCGGTATTAAATCCTGCGGCCTGCATTTGACCGGGGTCCATAGTGCCAGTTGAATTATTGTTACCACCACCATCAAAACCACCTATAGAACCCGCGTTAGCACCCGCCGTAGCAGCGTCAACAGCGTCGGACTGCCCCTGATCTGCTGCTGATTGTTCCCCCGGATCTCCAGCCGTAAAAGACATTACCTAACTCCG